CTGAGCAACACAACTCAGCCCACACAAACAAAAACATAAGAAAGGGAGGGGCGCCTTCTCCTCCCCCCCCCCCCCCGCCCCCAACCACAGACAAAGGTAATTATATTATACCCTATAAACGGTCATCGTGCATCAAAATAGCCGCTATATGGCGTATTTTCTGGTAACGTTCCTGAACCGTATTGAACGTATAGGTACTCAGGATATTCTCGAACTTCTCTCGAACGTAGGAGTCGATACCCGCCGGGGTCTTCTCCCACCCGGCGCGCTTTGCCTCTTCGAGTTCACGCGCCGAATCAACCCAAATCGACACAGCCATAGCATCCGTGCCTTTAGCGTCTTCATCACCGCTCAACCAGCAAGCGTATAGCAAGCAGTAATTCAGCAGGTCTACAATAGTATCCTGTAGTGTGTCGCCCCCGCCGGGTACCCCCAAACGGTCTACTTTGCGGGCGATATTCGGCAAAATGGAGAACATCTCACCACGCTTACGCCATGAATCACCGTAGGCCTTACCTTTTTCGTCCAGCAGCACAAGAGCTTGGATAACCCCGCCGGGTAGAGGTGTTCCTACTGCACACATATGTCTATCCTTTCCTGTATCGTTTACATTGGTACCCCTCAGCAGAGATCGGTAGACCCTCTGCCCATTCGGGGCGAAAGTTTTTGTCTTCTCCCATGATAGCGGCAACGGTATCAACGTTGCCGCCGTCTACTAGTATTTCATCGTGCACATGCGCAACAGCTGGCACGCCTAAAGCATCCATCTCAACAAGCGCATGAGCTAGCAAATCACGGGCGACTGCCTGTGTCACGTTCTCAGTTAGTTTCCCGCCGTATGTCTGCACGCGGTTTCTATACTTTGGGTCAATGAACGACAGAACGTCTCGCATCTCACCGAATTTCTCAGCTCGGATAATACGCGGCTCTCGATAGCAGACCGCGCGCCCGCTCGGTAGCGAGATTTGCATTTGGCGACTCGTTACGTCCTTACGGACAGAGATATACTCTCCACCCCGCCCGCCCCCGGCGCGAAAGGCGTTGTCTAGCGTCTTCCAGAAACGGACGATATTCGGGTTTGCCGCCCGCCATTGCTGAATATGCATTTTCACTTCATCGTCGCTACCGTCTGCACCCATCGCGCGCATTGAGACTAGCCCGCCGCCATACCCCAAAGCAAGAACTGCAACTTTACCTTTTTGCCTTAGCGCGCGGGCGGCTTCGTAGTCCACTCCAAACATGCGGCTTGCGGTCTCTACGTAAATATCGCGCCCGGCTCGGAATGCATCGAGTACCCACTTCTCACCCGCCAGCCATGCCAGTACACGGGCTTCAATCGCGCTATAATCGCACACAGTAAACGGGCCTAAAAACATTGAGCGAACAAGTTTCTTGAGGTCTTGCGCTGTTACAGTATCCCCGATAACGACACGTGTCGCCAAACTGATAGCCTCTTCATCTGTCTTAGCTGAATCGCGGGCTAGGTTCTGCAACTGCACGCCCTGCCCGCTCCAACGCCCGGTATGCGCGCCAAAGTACTTGAAAGACCCACGTAGCCTACCATCATCTGAACGCCGTCGTATAGCCGCGTCGTATTTACTCGCTGTGGTAAGGGAGGTGTCCTGTCGTAACTCCAAAACCCGGCGCGCGTCTGCTGGGAGGTCATCTATACGCAGCAGGTCTTTCACTGTTTCCGCCTTCACATCCTGCAACGACTGTAGCGTTTCGTGTGGTTGCCTGTTCAACCATGCCAGCAGTTGATTACGCGAGTTTGGGTTATCCGCGCCGGTTATCATCTTGATTTTGCTGAGCGCTTCGTTCTTCACGTCTTGGTTCGCGTCGGACGCGGCGGGGGCTAGAACGGTATCCGTCGTTATGCCCCTGTCATTGAGTCGTGCATCTGCACACCATACCTCAAACTCACCCGGCGCGAACCCTCCATGCCGCCTAAAAAGCTCTTCTCGAACCTGTTTCAGAACAACAACATCTTGCACGTTATAGGCTTTAAATTCCTCCCACTCAACAGGTTTATCTTCCGGTTTGGTTCGCAAGCCTGTTCGCGGGTTTGGCTTCGAGAACAGGTTGATAAGCCGCGTACCCGCGCTGTCTTTATGCTCAACACCTAAAGCCTCCGCCGTGTGTTCCAGCTTTTGAGGGTACCCCCAGTTAGCCGCGATACCCTGTGCATCTAACCACGCTTCAGGTTGCAGATACTCACCCGTTGGAAGCCCGGCCAGACGTGAGAAACAGATGCGCTCGAAGTTCGCGTTATACGCGCTCTTTGTAACCGCATCATTCCACAAGCCGGGGATTTTGCGCATTTCGTCTTCATCGGTTGTTATCTGAACCGCGCCGTTGTCTACCGCGTAAGCAGCCATAAGGATACGAAAGCTAGAGTGTTCAGTGTAAGCGTAGACCCCTACTTTTTGAAGGTCTAACTCGCAATAGGTTTCAATGTCAATATCAAGTATTTTCATAACCTTGTCCGTGGTCTTTTTGAGTTGTATAACGAAAGCCCCGGCTATTCCACACGCCGGGGCTTCCTTGCACACAAAGTTCGCTAACATCTGGTTAGCTACAGTTTTTAGCGTCTACTGTTCGACGGGTCTGTTAGATAAGGTCTTCACCCTCGCTCTCGGTTTCTACAGGCTCGAACAAGTAAGAGGCTTTCACGGGCGCGCCCCCGGCGAGAGGTTCACCGTCACGGGTTTTCTGAACAGCGAGAATTTGGAACGATACACCCTTACCGTTGTTGTTGAACGGGAAGGCTTCAATAGCCGCGCGGGCGTAAACACCGGAATAGATTTCGCTCTTATCCAGGATTTCGTTCACGCTTTGGTCTACCACGCTGGGCTTGCGGTCTGCATTCGCGCGAACGGAGATGTAATAGCTACCTTCGTACTCTGGACGGTCTGACTCGTCCCCGTCTCGCAGGGTATCCTTCCAACCCTTAGGGATGGTACCGCCGAAAGTCTTATCCTTACCCTTCTCGAGGGCAGCTTTCTGTGCGTTGCGAATCTTGTTGATAGTCGCCGTATCACTCTTAGGGATAATAAGAGTTGCTGAGTATTTAGGCTCGTATTTTGCCGCATCCTGAGTATGCGGCTTGAACAGGTGTACGAAGGAGAGGCGTACCTCGCCGGTGGTGAGTCGCAAATTATCGTTTGCCATGTTTAGACTTCCTAACTGTTTATCGTTTTATACGTATTGATAGATACTGAGTTCATCATCGGGGGTAAACTCAATACCGTAGGCGTTATAGAACGCCTCTACGGTGAGAAGCGTAAGGCTTCTCGCACCGCTCTTGATGCGCTTTAGCGTATCTGGGTTTAGACCGGCTCGCTCGCACATCTCTTTTTCACTCTCGATACCGTGCGTAGCACGCCAACGGTCAAGAGCGTCAAAGTCAATTTGAACTCGATTATTCATTACTGAACATCTCGCTTACCTCTTGTTTCTTGCTTATCGCCTTACGGCGGTCTGACTCTGGAACTAACGAAGGTTTTCCCTCTGTCATCTGTAGGGTATCGCCTAGCACGCCGGGTAACTCTTTCTTACCCACTAGCCTGTCAAGGTCTGTAACCCCGGCTAGTTTTCGTGTGGTAAATTGCTCAACGCTATAGCCAGCGTCCGTAAGCCGCTTGGTAGCCGCGTCTGTATCTGCAACAACCCGGCGTGAACCAGAGCGAACTACCTTATAGCCGGGGATTTTCTGCCCCTGCTCGTATGCGAGTTCTAAGGAAGACTCTTCCAGGTGCTTTATCCAGGATTTTATTTCGCTTACCCGTGCTAGATACCCGGCGCGGTCTTCCAGCGAAATAATGTTTGGGTCTTCCTCGAAGGCTATAGCGGCTATAGACTCAGCCCGTGGCTTGCAGATACCCGCAGCCGGGCAGAACTTACACGCGCTCTCGCTCGGCGCAAATTCGGTACCTTCGTTAGAGAGTGCTTTCTTTGCCGCCGGGCGGGCTACCGTTTCGCGCCATTCTTCCAGACGTTCGACGGAGATTTCCCACGTATCAACGTTATTGATACGCGGTTGAAAAACCGTCATGCGCACACGCCGGGTCTTCTCTAGCGTATCTCGATACGCCTTGAGAGCACCTAGCGCGTAAAGCATGAATTGCGGGTTTTCAACAGGTGATACTTCCACGCCGCGCCCGTATTTCAGGTCTATCACGTGGATACAGTCACCGCGTATAACAACCGCATCGCTCGTACCCCAGCAACCGGGGATACCGGTAGCAAGCCGCTGTTCTAGCAGCAACGCCCCATCTTCGCCTTTAGCCTCTTCGAGAATATCAAGGTACCACGCTACATAATCTTGCATGGCTTCGTACTCTCGCTCAGCGGCTTGTTCATCGCCGCCTAAGAAGTCTAAAAGCTCTGCTCGAATTTTGGTTGTGTCTGCTTCGTAGCTTTCATGCCCTGGCAGTTGAAATTCCCGGCGGGCTTCAACCTCTGCAAGAGAATGAGCGATAGTACCTTCACGGGCAAAATCGCTTTCTTTTGGTTTCGGGGCTTTCACCGCCATTTCAACAGAGGCTGTACAAGTTAGCCAACGCGCCGCGCTAGAAGGCCCTAGCGTTGCGTGCTTGCTAGGCATAATTTTCAGCTTTCGCAAGCTCAATAAAGCGGGCGGTCTGCTCTTCGTTCATAGTGCTTACCCGCTTAGCCCCTACAGTCGTTAGAAGTCGCTTCAATACCGCAACATCGCCACTCTGCATCATTTCAGATGCGAGAACGGTAGCGTGTGCGCGCAAGTCCTTTAGGTCTTTAGGCTCTTCTTCCTTAGGCTCTTCTGCCTTAGGCTCTTCTGCCTTAGGCTCTTCTGCCTTAGGCTCTTCTGCCTTAGGCTCTTCTGCCTTAGGGGTTTCTTCCTTCTTCTTAGCACGTGTAGCGCGCTTACGCTTAGGCGCGGGTTTCTCTTCCTCAACGCTTGGCGTTTCTGCCACCGGCGCGTTTTCGGTGTGAAGCTGACTTGCAATGTAGTTTATTAGCATGTTCTCGAATGGGCTTACCAGCCCATCGCTAGTTTCGAGTTCAACAGTAATACGCATAGTATTACACCTTTCTGTAGTTTCGATTTTTCGTCTTATCGAGTTCTCTATGTCGTTTTCAAATATCCACAACTTGAATTGTTGATAACTCAACTATAAACCCCTCAAGGTACCAAATGCAACCTGAGGGGTTGTGAAGCTAGTCACTAAATTAGGTCTGACTCAACCACGCGAACAAACACCTGTTGCCTACCATACGCAGCAGTTTCACGCGGTACAGGGTGCATAACCCATCCAGGTAGAGTACGAAGCACCCTTTGAATATCCGCCATATCTCGAACTGAATGGTCGCCAATGCGACGGCCCATGACTTCACACCACACCTGCAACGCACAAAGCGAGTTTATCGTTTCGGTACCCGCCGGGGCGAAATTGGTCGCGGCGTTCACGCGCCATTCTAACCGCTCGTCCAGCGTCATATCATCCCACCCGGCGGGTACAGGTGTATCGGCGTATTTCTGCACCAAGCCGGTTAGCGGGTCTTCCTGAACATACGGGGCGAGGGCTTCGTTCAAAAGCTCGGTTTCCTCTGCTGTAAAGTGCAGCTTTTCTCCATCTCGATAGAGCTGTACAGCCTCTGCCCATACTTGATTTATGTATTCGTCTGTAAGAGCGTCAAAGTCTACCTTGTTCTTGGCGTGCACGATAAGGAAGCGGCGGTTACCGTCTTGACGACGCAAAAACGCGGGGTCATTCGTGGTACCCCAAATAACAGACCGGCGCGGGTAGCTAGAGACGGTAGCCGCGAACGGCGCTCGGTATTCATCCTTGCGTTGAGTCAGAAACTCTTTGAGCTTGTTAAAATCAGCAGCGCGTAGCGAATGCCCCTCATCGGCGGTAACTATCCATGACTTACCCATTTTCATAAGCGTGTCTTTATTGCCTATTTCATCTAGGCTGTTGTACCAGCCGTGCGACATTTTTTCTATCCACCATGATTTACCGATACCCTCAGAACCATAAATCATGAGCATATTATCCCACTTGATACCCGGCTCGAAAGTACGGGCTACCGCCGCAACCAGAACCTTTCGCGCTACTAGCCGGGTATGGGGTGAGTCTTCCACGCCGGGGAGAGCAAACTCAACACGTGGTGTTCCATCCCATTCAAGGCCCTCTAGGTACTCTTGAACAAAATCGTGCTTTCGTTCCTGCACCAAATCACGTAATACATGGCGTAATTGGTTCTCGGAGATACGTAGCTTATACGTCCTTTCAAGATGAAGCATGATAGATGAAAAATCGTAATCATCTAACTGTGTGTCGTTCTCTCGAACATCGCGCCAGGGGTAGCTACCGGGCGTAAGTTCCATAGACATACCGCGAACGTTCAGCACGATACCTTTAAAAATTGGGTCATGCGCTGTTATCAAATCGAGATTTTGTATCGTGTTCTCAACAGCCCCGAATTTATTACATGATAGGCTCTCAACCCATGAAGTGCTATCTGTTTCGTCGTTGATTTCCTCAGAGAATGCTTTTAGAATTTCAGCTGATTGTAGCTTTTTTACACGCGCAGCATTCGCCGCAAGCTCGTTCATAGCCTTAGTGGATGGTAGACGGGTAACGGGTACACCTTCTTTACCCACGTCCAAATGCCCAAACTTATGTACTCGAACCAGGTCAAAGGCATTCATCGCTTTACCCCCGGCGGGGTCATTCGCATGATATGAGTAGACAAACCCCGGATTTTCGGCTATAGGTGCCATGCCCGCCTCTGACTTTGCGCCGTTGAGGTGAAAACGATTAGCCGATACCTGCTCATACGGTAATCCAAAGACACTTATCAGCTCGGCCCAGTCTTGATAGGCTTGGCAGAATAGACCTGCAACACCTTTGAGGGTTTTAGGGTCTTTGCGGCGGGTAGCACTTTCACGCGGGGACTTATCAAACGTGTTCGTACCCTGCAACAGAGCGTTATCAATCTCAAGCGCTTTACCTTCACGGGTGAGAACGGTATACCCGTCCCCGTTAGTAGCTGGCAGGAACATATACCGCTCATGTTGTGCCGTGGTAGGGTCAAAACAGGTATTACCTAGCAGCGCCATAACGCCATAGCAAAGCTCTGTGTATTTCGCGGGGCCTACCTTCTCAGATAGCGGCATAATAAGCCTATACCGTGGCTTTTCCTTCGTAGAGCTGAACGTACTGTGCAGAGCATAAGCGTAGCCGTCAAATACGTTCTGCACGCGGTCAATAAAGCTGCTATCAGGAAAATCAATATCCAGAGTAAGCGCGCATCGAGATACCACACTCGATTTATTGCGGCGTTCACCCTCGATTTCACCAAAAATGTAGTTACCGGCCTCTTTCTCTCCCGCCGGGGTTGCAACATACTCAAGGAATTTACCCCATGTGATTTTTCCTTGTTTCCAGGTGATAGAGTTTCGCTTAGGGGCAGTAGCAAAATCAAGTTCTGTGGTTGGTGTGACTTCCATCGTGTGTCTTTCTAAAAATCCTGTAGATAGCTCATGAGCGCGTCTTGAGCGGTCTCTTTGCCTTTGAGTCGTGAGTCTATTATAGAATCAATCGTACCCCGCGCTGTGACTTTGTGAATTGTTACCGGGTGTTTTTGCCCCTGCCTAGATAGGCGCTTATTCGCCTGTTCCCATTCCTCGGTACTCCAAGGTAACGTAGTCCAGACGATAGTATGCCCGCCGTGTTGCAGGTTCAGACCATGACCGATAGACGCGGGGTGTGCAGCTAAAACAGGTATCTCCCCCGCATCCCATGCGTCGAAAACACCTTTTTCGTCTGAGGTGTGCAGCACCCCGGCGGGTAGCGTAGCCTTTAGCTCTTCCAGCTCTGCCTTGAAACGGTAGAAGACCAGCAGCGGCGAACCTGTACCCTCGTAGATTTCGAGAACCGCTTTTGCCTTTTCGTTATGAAGCTTCGTAATCCCAGCACCGGCTAGGTAATCGTCCACATCTGGATATATAAATCCGGCGCTAATTTGCGATAGCTTACCGGTCATAACGGCGGCGGTAGCAGCGGAATGTAGCTTACCCTCGGAAACTTCTACCACTAAATCCCTGCGCATCTGCTGATAGGCGCGCCGGGCGTTCGCTGGCAGTTCCACTATAACTTCATTCTCGATAACAGGCGGTATGTCTATTTTCCCGTCCGTTTTCATAGACATACAGAAATGACTAATCATGTCGAAAACGTGAACCTCCGCGCCGGGGAGGGGTTTCCATTTTGTGACATGCCCCTTCCAGCCTATAGACTCAGCTTCAAACCACCGTTCACGGAATGTTGCAAGCGAGCGCCCTAGCGTAACGCCCCTATCGAGAATAGCCACTTGCGCCCATAAATCTAGCAGCCCGTTTGGGGTTGGAGTACCAGTCAGACCCCAGCAGTTCACCACATTACGGCGTATTCGGTTAGCGCTCTTCCACCGCTTAGAGGTCTTGCTCTTATAGCCGCTCAACTCGTCAAGTATAAGCGTCCGAAAACGTCCATCCGCCGCGTATTCCTCTGCATCGGCTTGTATATCACGGCTAATAACGTATATGTCGCCCTCGGTGTTTTCTAGCCCATCCCGGCGGGCGCGCGGGCTTCCTGTGCACTGAACCACCTTGAGGTCTGGTCGCCATTTTTTAGCTTCTTCACCCCAAACATTGAGCGCAACGCGCTTAGGAGCGATAACCAAAGCGGGCAAGTGTTCAGAGGTTAGAGCCGATAGAGTGATAGCGGTTTTACCAAGACCCATATCCAGGAAAAGCCCTCGCCCGCCGGGTGCCTCTTGCAGGAACTTTACCGCGTCTTCTTGGTATTTATGCAGTTTCAGCTCAGAGTTCGACACGTTTGCCCCGATACTTACGTTCTAGCTTCTTACGAAATTCTTTTGACCTACGGTCGCCGCCGGGCTTAGGGCGACTTTCGTACCATTCAACAAGTTGCCCCGCCGTCCACACAGGATTCCTACCGACTATGGCCGCCGGTTTCGGTAGCGGGTGGCGTTTATTGATGTGGCTTCCTGTGTACTTAGCTATCCCTAGCATAATTTCGGCATCTCGCAAATCGTAGAATTCCGGCGCGCCCTTCAGTGATTTATCTTTTTTCATGGCTTCCTTCCTATAAAATCAACCGTTCAGAGTATAACACTTTGAACGGTTGAGGTCAATTATTTCAGATGTGGTAAATTCACTATGGCGTTAGACGCTGCAACATCCCAAAACGTCGCATCATCTACCCCGATAACATAGCCCCCTCGCTCTTTGTGCAGTACACGCCGGGCTATCACAGGAAGGTCAAACCCTAGTAGCGCATCGGCGAACCGTTCCTGTAGCTTATCGACAATACCACCGTACACGGCTTGCTCTATCGTTGGATATACTTTTCTTTCCACAGTGCTACTTTCTTACCAAGGCTGATAGATTTCTTCGAGTTCATCGCGTGATACACCGAACCGTTCTAGTAGTTCATTTTCACAACGCTCAAAAGGTTCTGACTCGTCTGCACGGTCGCCGTTCTTACCGTCTGTGAACCCGGTGTTACCGTCTATTCCTTCATTTCCGAAAACGTACCCTAATACGTCAAGCTCGTCTTCATCTTCCACCGTGCTAGTACAGATGTACACATCATAGTCGTTCGATATACGCCGCCAATCTAGCGCTACCTTAGCCCCGGCGTTCGGATATTGCCTAAGAACCTTCTTAGCGTCTTCCTGCTCTACACCTGCATTGAACAGTTCCTCGAAATAGCGAGTCTCTTTCATCATCTTTCCTTTGTCTGTATCGCCGCCCTGTTGCGTCGATATTTCAAGAATACAGCACTTGAACTTTTGAAGCAACTCTAGAACCTGTGTTTTACGCCTCAAACGCTAGAAGGATATCTAAGCGGCAAATTTCAACCCGCCCTAACAACTACCCGCTAACAGCCTAAAAACCGCTTAGCAGTCGTTCTGTAGCTTTCTAGAGTAAATTCTGTCCTTCTACTACCGCACGCGTGCGGGCTATCCAACCGTCTACCCCGGCGCGTCCGTAAGCAACGAATACTTGAGTGCCTAGTTTAGCCGCCCGTGAGTGCCAAAGCTCTTGTGCCTTTGAGAGTCTACCCTTCTCGGTTTTCAGCTCTACCAACCAAATTCCCCCGCCGGGGGTCATCACCATTCGGTCGGGTACCCCTCGCTCGCTCGGTAGGAACTTTACTGCCTTCCACCCTTCACTGCGGCAAGCTCGTAAGAAATATGCCTCTAAATCTGCTTCTCTCATACCCCTACGGTACCACTACCGCTATAACCCTGCACCACAAGCCCTAAACAGCCCGCTAACGGACAAGCACAACCCGGCTGGCATAATCCACCCACCGGTTCAAAACAAACCGCTTAGAAAGCCGTATAGCCCTCAACCACCCATCGCGCCGGGAGCCATAAAGATTTTTCCGAAAAACCCTTGACAAGTTCAAAACCCCTATGCTATCGCGCGCACGCGTTCCTTAACTTAATAAGTTATATAGTTATATACTCTACAACTTACCAACTTCATACCCGCGCGCGTACACCCGCGCACACGCCCGCGCGCGTTCTTATACTTAATAAGTTATATAGTTATATACTCTAGCCACTTTTCTACTATTCAATTTTTAATAAGTTGAAAAACACTTCAAACTCTATATAGAGAGAGTTTAGGCTGATTAGGGTGTTGACTAGGGGTTTTACCCATTTTCAACGGTTGAATTTTGAGGAAACTAAGTGCATAATGCAGTAAATTACACTACTGGAGACTTCTAAGTGCAAAACGCACTAAATTACATCAAATGATAACATCAACCTTATCATTTGATGCATTTTGCACTTAGAAGTGTCGTATGTTGTAGTTTGGTGCATTATGCACTTAGTTTCCTCAGTTTTTGGTTTTTGAAAATGGGTAAAACCCCTAGTCAACACCCTAATCAGCCTAATTACGCGTTTTATAGAGTTTAGGAATTTTACTATAATGTTTACCTGTAAAGTAATTTTTAGCTACCAACGCAAAATCAACCGCTCTGCGAACGCACCCCCGGCGCGCAAAATTACGTTCCAAACTACCCACCACGCAAACTTAGGGGACTTCTTCTTTCGCGCCGGTTCCTGTTTCTCTCCATAATTACCCTCTCTATAACCTATGAGCTTCATCACATAAGCCCTCTACAAACCAAATCAGCTCTTCAAATGTGGTATTCTTGAAATACGACGAAAACCCACGATAAAGGAGCTTCATTATGAAGACCGAATCCACTTTGCGCCCGCATGAGCGCGATAACGACCTGCACCTTACTCTAGGGCTGTACCAGCTTCGAGTGCTTGAGACGGCTTTACCGTCTGCCCGTAGCCTGTCTTACCAAATTCCCGCGTTGCTTTCGGAAATTGGTGAGTTGCAGGGCGTGCTCGCTAAAGAGGTAAGGGACGATAACCGCAAGCCAAACCACCCGGCGCGTAAGGCAGAGCTCGGCGACATTGCATACCTAACAGCTCTCATGCTCAACGATTTAGGCGTTCAGAGGGTTACACCCGCTAACACCCGGCTCGCACAAGAGCGTATGAAGGACGACGCGCTAGACGCTGTGCGGACTCCATTCGTTGGAGCTTTCGTGTTCTCGCAGGTGGGGGCTGATACGCTCAAGATTCTGAATGCACCACGTGAAGAGTCCACTACGGCTTTCCGTATCTACGCGAACCGTCTAGCCCGCCTGTGGGAGTGCCTACCGTACCTTGCTGAGCGTCTGCTTGCGGGGGCGGAAGAGTACGACTCCCGGCGCGCGGCGGTGTTCTCGCTCAAGACGAAAGAGAAGATGGCGCAAGAGCGCGCGGCTCTGCGAGAGGATATTTTTCAAGACGTTCTCAATGCGAATATTCGCAAACTGGCAGACCGTAAGAAGCGCGGGAAAATCAAGGGTAGCGGGGATAATCGGTAATGACGACGAATGATAACCACCACGGCGAACACCTGGCACGTGAAGCCGCGTCGTATCTCGAAGAGTACAACCGTTTAGGCGCAACCTTGGCGCGTGAGAACCTGCTACCTAAGTCGGTACCATCTTCTTACCACCATAACCGCGACCAATACGTTACCCCCGGCTCGGTGGGTACGAAGGAGCGGCGCAAGTTCTCTCTAGGTATGGTTGCAACTATGATTGTCACTTGCATGTTCCTAGCCCTTGCGTTGCTATCCACTACCCTACCCATGTTTCTCAAGATGTTGTTGTGTGCGCCTATCGCCTTCATGGCTGGCGCGTGCATCACCCATGCTATCGGTGGACGTTATACCGATAGCGACGACTAGAAGATAAGAAGGTACACCCTCATGAAGAATAAACTCTTTGCCTCTCTGGCTACTGTTGCGGTAGCGTTCTCAACCCTTGCGCCTCTGGTTCCAGCAGATGCAGCGCCTAGACAGCCGCTTTCGCATTCCCAATGTACCCGCTTGCGTGGTGTGCAGCCTTGGGTACCGGGCTATCTGAATGCTAAGTATTGTAGTGGTCTTCGCGGTCAAGCGTACTGTCGATTCCGGGGTACGCTTTATTGCGAGTAGCCACTGCATAACCTAGACCCACCCCCCCCCCGCGCGCGCGGGGTTCTCCCTCCCCCCCCGCGCCGGCGCCACACCACAACA